TAAATGGATTCAGTTGCATTGGCTTCTTATATCAATAAGAAGCTTAAACAGTACGAACAAGGCCACATGGAGTATCTTGCTTCTGGTGGCGTAAAAGACATGGAGGAATACAAATTCGTCATGGGTGAGTTATCGATGCTTCGCACCCTGCGAGAAGACCTGCGAGAAGCATTGCACATACAAGGAGATGAAATCGATGAGTGAACCACAAGTGGACGCTCTCGCACAACCGTCTATAACAGACGCATACGTTAGCGAGGAAAGTCGGGTCTTAGACCCAGCCGTGTTAGATAAATCATTAATAGAAAGAATGCCAGAGCCTGCTGGATGGAGGATCTTAGTCCTTCCATACAAAGGTAAAGGCGTGACAGAAGGCGGTATACAGCTTCTGGAATCTACAGTGGATAAAGAAAATCTAGCTACTTCAGTTTGTTATGTCATTAAGGTAGGCCCATTGGCTTATCAGGATGACTCTAAGTTTGGTGGTATTCCATGGTGTAAAAAAGGTGACTGGGTTCTTATTGGAAGATACGCAGGAGCTCGTTTTGCCTTGGAAGAAGATCATGAAGTTAGGATTATTAACGACGATGAAGTAATTGGAACAATCTTTGATCCAAATGATATTAAATCTGCATAGGTGAAAACATGGCTGAAGAAACATTAACTGAAGCTTTAGAAAAGCTGGATGACGAAAATATCCAAAGTGCTGCTCTTCCTGAATCAAGGAGGGTAGAAGAAGAAACATCTGAAGAAGTTGCAATCATTGATCTTGACGAAGATGACGTTAAGGACATTGAGCCAATCACGGAAGATGTTGTTAAAGAAGAGTTTGAACCTAAACCAAGTATTGATGAAGAAGAGCTTTCTGAAACTGAAAAGAGAGCCAGAAAAGCTCAAGACAGAATCAATAAGGCGGTAGGTCAAGCTAAGGAATATCAGCGCAGAGAGTTGCAGGCTTTGCAATATGCAAAGGAGTTACAGGAAAAGAATCAACAACTCTCTGATCAGCTACTTCAATCTCAAACTCAATCAACTGAACAGAACATGAAACTTCAGGAGGGTTATAAGGATGAGTTTGAGAACAGAGTTGAGACTCAGGCCGCAGCAGCCAAGAAAGCGTTAAAGACTGCTTATGAAGCTGGTGATGCCGAGACTATGGCTGAAGCACAACAAATGTTGGCTCAAGCAGAAGCGGATCGATCTGCTTTGAATCGATATAATCAAGAGCTTGAAGAATACAAAGTTCAATACCAGAGTTGGGCTGAAGAACAGCAAGCTAGGCAAGAACAACAGATTCAGCCTATGCAACAACCTGCACAGGAACCGGTCTATGAAGAGCCTTCCGTTAAAGCGCAGCAATGGGCTGAAGATAACGAATGGTTCGGAACACCAGGAATTGACTGCGCAGGGCATTGACGCTGAGTCTGATGACTATTATAGTCAAATCGATAACCGTATGAGGGAAGAACTTCCTCATAAGTTTAATAACGCAGGAGACAATAAACCCGTCCAAACAGTAGTCTCCGGTACGCGCACGACAGGAAGTGGACGCAATCAAAATAATCGTAGGATTGAATTGAGTCCTAGCGAACAGCAACTTGCTAAAAAGCTAGGAGTACCGTTCAAAGAATACGCAAAACAAAAGATGAGGTTAGAAAGATCATGAGCGAAGAAACAGGAAAAGGATCTAATAGAACACCAAGGAATGCTTCTTCTCGGTCCACAGAGACTGCAAGAAAACCATGGACACCACCTCAAGTCTTAGAGACTCCTGAACCCCCGCCTGGTATGAAGTATAGATGGGTAAGAACGTCTATAAGAGGCGAAGATGATAAAACCAATGTTCACATGAGATTCCGTGAGGGATACGAACCCGTGAAACCAGAAGAAGTTGTTGGGTATGAATTGCCTACAATTGAAGATGGTAAGCATGCAGGCACTGTTGGCGTTGGTGGTTTGATTCTTTGTAAGATTCCAGAAGAAACGGTGGCAGAAAGGAATGCTCACTTCGAGCGTCAAACAGAAAACCAAATGAAAGCGGTTGATAATGACTTGATGCGAGAAGAGAATCCTGCAATGCCTATCTCTAGGGATAGAAAAACGCAGGTTTCATTTGGGAGTCCTAAAGCGTAGCTTTGGACATTATTTTGATTATGTTTACGGAGAAATAAAAGATGGCTAATAATGATGCCGCTTTTGGGATGCGTCCAACCAGGATGATAGGCGGTGCGCCTTACACTGGTGGACAAAGCCGTTACAGAATCGCCGCAAACTATGACACAAATATCTTTCAGGGTGACATGGTTGCCCAGGTTACCGGAGGTGGTGTAGAAGTACACGCCGATGGTGGTACTGTGCCTATAGTTGGTGTATTCAACGGTTGTTCATACACAGATCCCACAACTAGTGAGCAGGTTTTTAGTAATTACTATCCTGCTAGTACAAACGCTTCTGACATCATTGCATTTGTGATTGATGATCCGAATGTCGTTTATGAAATCCAAGCAGACGATACGTTCCCAGTGGCCGATTTGTTCGGCAACTTTGATATTGTCTACACTTCTTCTGGAAGCACCGTAACTGGTATTTCTGGAGCAGAGCTTGAAGTATCAACTGGTGCAACTACAGCAACTTTGCCTATAAAAGCGATTGATATCTCAACTGATCCTGAGAATTCAGACGTTGCTTCGGCAAATACAAATGTTTTAGTTGTGATTCAAAACTCAATATTCGGCCAGAAAAGCGCCGGGTTGGCTTAGGAGGTTAATTAGATGGCTATTTCAAGAGCACAATTAGCCAAAGAGCTAGAGCCTGGCCTCAATGCTTTATTTGGCATGGAGTATGCGCGTTATGAAAACGAGCATGCAGAGATTTTTGAAACTGAATCTTCAGACAGAGCGTTTGAAGAGGAAGTACTAATCGTTGGTTTCGGTAATGCTGAAGTCAAAACTGAAGGGCAAGGCGTGAACTACGACCAAGCTTCTGAAGGTTTTACTGCCAGATACACCCATGAAACCGTATCACTTGCATTTGCGCTTACAGAAGAGGCTGTAGAGGACAACCTTTATGACCGACTTGGCGCACGTTATACCAAGGCTTTGGCCAGAAGTATGGCGCACAGCAAGCAGGTTAAAGCTGCTAACGTATTGAACAATGCGTTTAGCTCAAGCTTTACTGGCGGTGACGGGGTTTCCCTGATCAACACAAGCCACCCACTAGCTGGTGGAGGCACGCTTGCTAATCGAGCATCTACAATGAGTGACCTTAATGAGACCTCATTAGAAAATGCTTTGATCAGCATTAGTACTTTTGTTGATGACAGAAACATGATCTTGGCTCTTCAGGGAACCAAGCTGATTGTTCCTCCTCAACTTCAGTTTGTTGCTGATCGATTGCTTGAAACACCTGGAAGGGTTGCTACAGCAGATAACGACATCAACGCTATCAGGAACATGGGTCTGCTACCGCAAGGTTATGCAGTCAACCATTTCTTGACAGACACTGATGCGTTTTTCATTCTGACTGACTGTCCTGATGGGTTTAAGCACTTTGAGCGTTCTCCAATATCCACCTCAATGGAAGGTGACTTTGATACTGGTAACGTGCGCTACAAAGCTAGAGAGCGATACAGTTTTGGATTCTCGAATCCACGCTGCGTATTCGGTTCTCAAGGAGCTTAAAGCAGATAGGGGGCTTTATGCCCCCTTTATTACTGGGATACATTAGCCCTAGCGACTGGCCCAGCAGACGCTTACGAAGACTCTAGGGCGAAACCTTTCGTAAGGAGGAAACCTAATGGCTCAGACAACTTTTACTGGCCCAATTCGATCCTTGTCTGGCGTTATTAGCGCAGGATACAACGGAGTTGTTAGCTTAACTGCTGATACTACTCTTACTGTCGCTGCCCACGCTGGAAGACCGTTACTTTGTAATGATGCAGATGGTAAGTTCACTCTTCCAAGCATTGTTGTAACGGAACCCACTGACAAGGGAGATCCAAACCAAACAGCCAATCTAGGAGCTCAGTTCACTTTTATAGTTGTAACTGCTGCAACTGATATGGATATTTTAACTGATGGCACTGACAAGTTTGTTGGTGGCGTTTACACTGGTGTCGATGACGCAACAGGCAAGACCTTTATATCTGGCGCATCTAACGATGTTATTACCCAGAACGGCTCTACAAAAGGCGGTTTGGCAGGAAGCATCATACGAGTGACTGCAATAGCAAGTGCTAAATACGCAGTAGAAGGTTTGATACTGGGTTCTGGTACTTTAGTTACTCCTTTTGCTGACGCTTAATATAGGAGCAAATTGATATGGCTACTCGTATCACGGGCAACGATGTAAAAACTGCAACAGTTACGGCTGATGGAGCATTAGTGGATCACCCTTGCAGATTGCGAGGGTTGATCGTTGCTGGCGGTAGTTCTGATGGCTCTGTTATCTTTTATGATAACGCTAGTGCAGCCAGTGGAACTGCGTTATTAACTCTTGGAGTTAACGCCAACACCAACGAAACATTGAACATACCAGACCAGGGTGTCTTTGCTTCTAATGGTGTATTCGCAGATGTCACTAATGTGGATCGTGTAACTATCTTTTTTTCATAGGAAAAAATTATGGCGACATCAGGGTCTAGAGACTTTGAACCAGACGTTGCGGAGTACATAGAAGAAGCGTTTGAGCGGTGCGGTCTTGAGTATCGAACAGGATACGATGGCATCACCGCTCGGCGTTCTTTGAATCTGTTGTTTGCTGACTGGGCTAATAGAGGCTTAAATCAGTGGACGATTACCAATACGGCTACTACGTTATCTAAGTCTGATCAATACATTGATCTAACATCAACAACAATTGATGTGTTAGATGTCATTGTAAGAAGAACTGAAAACAACGAAACAACTGACATTCAAATGAATCAGATTGGAAGATCTGAGTATTGGAATATACCCAGCAAAGATACAGAAGCCAGGCCAACTCAGTGGTTCTTGGATAAACAAATAACTCCTAGGCTTTACATATGGCCTGCTGCTGAAAACAGCACTGATCAATTGATTATAAACCGATTGGTTAGGATTGAGGATGCAGATGCTGGTGCTAATACAGTGGACATGCCTTTCAGGTTTTATCCTTGTTTAGCTGCTGGATTGTCATATTACATAGCATTAAAGAAAGCTCCTGATCGAGTGAACAT